CCATCAATTTGAAATGCTGAGTTATAATAAGCAGTAGAACCTTGCGTCACTAAGAATGTTACTGTTAATATATCACCAGTAGACATCAATGTATTCAATGACGTAGTACTATTGCCCCTAACATTAAGTGTCCAGTTAGCTGAGGCATTACTCGTATAGTATAACACAGATTGTGTAGTTACATCAAAGTTAATTGTACCTGTAGCTGCAGTGGCTGATACTGTAGCAGGCTCAGCAATGTTCTTAATTGCAGTAGCTAATTCACCTGTAGCACCGTTAAATGTCTGCTTAGCTGAATAGGTAGTAGCTGCACCTGAAGCTGTGATATTAGCCTGATCCATGTAGGCAATACCATCAATATACAGATCTTTAAACTTATAGCTTGATGAGCCTAAGTCCAAAGTATTATTAGTCTTAGGTAGCACTGTAGCTGATCCCACTACAAGATCTTGTGCTGGACCTACCTTAGTAATTGGAGCACCATTAGCAGCAGTACCATCGTGGACATGCCCAGTTGATGCATGGAATGCTGCTACAAGTGCATCAAATTCACCATCAAGATCTGATGCATTGATGACGTTACCTGTAGCAATATTATTTGCTGTGTCATTACGTGAGTAACCTGCCATGATATCTTCCTATGTAAATTCTTAAGTGTCTAACGTCTATCGTGAGAAGCGTATTCCAATGTCATTGCATCAAGTGCAAATGGAGGATTCGTACTACTAGAAACTACTTGAACAGAAACAGTAAAACCTGAACCTACTAACTGTGTCTCATACGAAGTCTTAATCTTTGCTCCATATGTTGAAGTGCCATACTTAGATGTAGAAGCACCATAGAATGCAGCTGACTGAGTAATGTTCGTTAGATTAATAGTCTCTGGCTGTATGATGCCTTCATCATCAAAGTCATACTTTAAGTTGACATCTGCAGCTACACTACCCACTGGATCTGTGTACAGAAACATCTTGTAGAAAGACTTACGTAGCCTGGGATCATTAATAGGTACAAAGGGTGTAGAGAACACAGCGACTATGTTTCTACCATCTAAGCTATTACCTGATTCCATTCGATACACATAACCATCATCTTCAGCAAACAGTAAAACTTCTGCTCTGCCTGTGTAGAATCCATCTGCTACATAAGCCTTCATGCCTTGTATCTCTGCCCATGCAATGGCTGAAGTCTGTTCCCCGCTAAGCTGTGTACCTAGTATGGCAATACTTGCATCTGTTGATGTGCTATTGTTATACCCAAATATTCTGTACTGTGATTTCTGTTTAATGACAATACTGCAAAATGAAGTATTAGCTTGAATAAAGTTAGTAAGTTCTTTTTGTATAGGTTTAGATACAACAGCTAAACCTGTATCACCTATACGATCTGTAGCACTCAATAACCTCAATCCATCAGGTGCAAGGAATACAATATCCCCACCTACTTCCTGTATCGTATCTACATCTACACAGCCAATATTCTCAGTGATAGGTTTTAATACAAAGTCACTTAATGTGTTACCTATAAGCTGATTAATCCTACGCTCACTGAATATAATTAATTGCTCTCTGAATACAATTAAGCCTGTGATGTTACTACCTACCGATATAACACCTGAACCATTAGCTGCTGAAAAATCATTGTCTGTGTAGGTAGCAGTAAAAGCTACAGATGCACCTTTAGCAAAGAACAGATGATTCTTAAAGAAAACTACATGCTTAGCACCTATGACATCTGAAGGTGCGTCATTCAATGATCGATACGTTGTACCATCCCATATGAATGGGGCATTGACACCATCCACATAGACAACCTTCTCAGTAGTTTCAATTAAATACTTTTCAAATCTACCTTTCGTTGAAGCTTGTCTGTAAGCAGTTAAAAATGTAATAGCTGCATTATCTGCTGGACTACTGGCTAAGCTAGGATTAATACTTAAGGTAGCTCCACCTGAAGTGACTGTAGCATTAGCAGTTACGGTATAGATCTTTTCAATGCCTGCAACGGTAAATGTATCACCTGCTTGTGGGGCATAAGTAAGTCCATCGACAATGAGTGAAGTACCTGTCTGTGATCCACCATTAACTAAGACAGTGCCATATGAAGGCACATTAACCTTAGTCCATGAAGTACCTGTAGAATAAAACACTTCATCATTTCTTACTGCAATAGCTTTATTGTTCCAAGAAGCTAAACCCGATATGACACCTGTACCTGTTGCAAATGTCACTGCAGCTTGATCAGCAGGACTACTTGCAAGGCTAGTGGTTAGTGTTAAAGTAACTCGCTTGTTGGTGCTGTCGTAACTAACACCTGCAGTTGCAATCGTATATGTTCCAGTTACACCACTCACTGTAAATGTATTGCCTACAGTAGGGGCAGTATAAATATTACCAAGTACTAGTGTCGTACCTGACTGTCCACTTCCATGTACTTTAGGTTGTCCGTATAAAGGTACTTTACTTGAACTGTATTTATCGTAGCCTAAGATTCTACGATACCCACCTTCAATGGAAGGTTCAAAGTTGCGCAGTACCCTTGCAGATCCAGGTGCAATAACACCATGCTGCAAAGGAGATAAATTAGAGATTAAACCACCCTTAAATTCAAAGGGGTATGTCTGCCATTTATCAGCCATTTGCTAGTCTAGCTCCAGCAATAACATGCTTATTGGAAGGGATCATGGTAGACCTTACATAATCAAAACGATTAATCAGTAAGGTAGTCATATTCTTAATACCACTCTTAAACCTAGCATCTGCTAGTGTGGCAGCTTGCTCATTACTCCTAAACATATAACAGTAATACATCGTACCTTCATTGATTACGTTTCTAAACATCTCTGGTATTGAAGGCACATCCTGAGCATCAATCAGTGACACTGTATTACGATAGTATTCATACAATAATGTATATGCCTGATCAGGTGCAGGTACAACCCCATACTCTAATGCAGGAGAACGAAATACATATTTAGGTACATCACGCTTTGATGTATCACTTGAATACTCTTGATCAATATACTTATCAAGATAATCTTCGTAACTTACAATACTCAACTTAGTAGTAGCTACATTTAAAGTAGAACTCTCTTTAATCCTAAATGAATCAAAGTCAACTGTCTTGGCATCGTCTGGATATCCATATCGAGTAGTGCCTGCAGTTAATGTATCTTCTTGTGTGACATGATTAAAGGGCCATTCAAACTTCTGTTGATTAATATCTGCAATGGCATTATTAACTGCATCTTTAATCTGGGCATAGAAAGCTTTAGCACTGGCAAAGTTACTTGTAGTTAACTCAGGTTCATTGAGTCTCCTACATGCATCATTAACGAGTCCTAAGAAGTCATATGACATGTTAACGCTCCCTGACTCTTAATTTAATCACTTGCTCTGCCACACTTCCCGATGAATCTGTAATACGGCAATAGATTTTATAATCAATATTAGCTGTACCAGAGCCTACATTGATAGTGGCTACTGTACTTGTATTAGTCTGTGCTACATTCTGAATGCCATAGACAGTAGCACCACCAGGACTTAGCACTGTCTTTGTTCCTGTTGAATCATCCACGTACCAAATCACTGTAGAGATGGTTATGCCATTGCCTAGAAAACGTGACCAATCAACGCTATAGTCAAGTGTCTCATCTGGATCTTTGTTGGGCCACCTAAATGACAAGATATTCCCCTATGCTGCCAATGCAATTGTTAAGCTGCTAGCGCAACCCGATCTTTTGAAGTAGATCGACGAGGCACTAATACAGTTCTCTTACGTGAGTACAAATCACTAATAGCACCGTAGTTAAATTGTGTAGTAGTTACTGTGGATGTCTCAGTGTATATAGACATCTGGAATTGAGTCACTGGTACAACGATTCCTACATTGACTTGTACGTCACCTATGGCAGTAGTAGCATCAACCCCTGTGACTTCAACAATGAGGTTAGAACCTGCAATGTTAACGGTGCCTATGTCACCTGTAGCTGATACACCTGAAGGCTGTACAATCGTTCTAGTGAGCGTAGTGACTGTGCCTACTGCCCCAGTTCCCTGCACACCTGTAACCGTCACAGAAGGCTGAATAGCAATGACTGTTACATCACCTACTGCACCTGTAGCCTGTACACCTGTTTGTGCTACAGTAGCTCCACCTGTAGCAGTTGCAGTGCCTACATCACCTGTAGCTGCATTGCCAGTGGTAGATGTTACTGCTGAGGCAAGAGCACTGACTGAGCCTAAGCCTGTAGTGCCTACTACACCTGTAACTAAGATAGCACCAATCGTACTAACCGTTACTGAGCCAACAGATGCAGTACCTTCTACACCTGTAACTGCTACACCTACATTGGGTGTTACTACTGTGCCTATTGCACCTGTAGACTCGGTACCTGTGACTGCTACAACAGCAGGTAGTGATACAACAACAGTGCCTACAGATCCAGTTGCTTCAGTGCCAGTAACTGCTGCATTGGCACTTAGTGTGATATTGACTGTGCCTACTGAACCTGTAGCAGATACGCCCGTTACAGGTACATTAGTAGCACCTAAAGACCACGTATCATATTGATCAGTGCCATATACGCCTAAGCCATATATTGCACCTGTAGCTCCCCCTGCCCCAGAGACTTGACCATAACTATCAGTCCCATAGACACCTGTACCATATAGAGCACCTACGAGGCCAGGGTATGCCATGTCAACCCCCTAGTTAAGCAATACGGATGATTGCGTTACTTGCATCAGCAGCAGGGAATTGAATCGTGAAGTCTCCACTCGTAGAAGTTTTATCACTACCAAAATCAAGAATACACACTGCATCTGTCGTAGCCACGCTACCACCAGACGTTGTGTTATAGATCATAGCACCACGTGCAGTAATCGTAGAAGATGACCACGTAGTGTCTGCAAAGTCAGTGAATGCAGTTGTACCGCTTGTCGTAGGATCTACACGTGTTAGTGTGTTACCACCTGCCGTGTATCCAGTACCACTGACTTCATTGGTTGTACTATAGTCAGTCGTACTAGCACCCAACGTAGCACTTGAAGTAAACAGTGCAATCTTGAATGTGTGACCACCAGAAAGAAGAAAATTGTGCTTAGCCTCAAGCAGTTCTTTCTTGAAGGAGGTGCACATTGCCTGTGTAATAGCCATTACTTAATCCTCGCTAATAGATGTTTCTCATTGGAAAGTACTGCTTGCTTTATGTAGTAAGCGACTACCTTTTTAATCTGCTCTTTATACGCCAGAGCCTGATCCCTAATAGGTCCCTCAGTGGCATTACCTACAAACACAATACGTTCTGCAGCTAATTGTGCCCACTCTTCAGGGGACATAGGACGGTTGTCTGTAGTCATTACATTGACAGAGCCAACCTCAATAGTATTAGTAAACTGAAGCATGTTTTAATTTATATAGAAATGGGGTAGTGCCCATAGACACCACCCCTATTACAGATTAGCGATTAGGCTAGTTGGTCACGATCAACTTCAGCGGGACCTACACGATCTGCAACGCTACATACAACTGCCCATACACGGATAGAACCAGCAGAAATAGCCGTGGTAGAAGTTGCAATGAGAACGTCAAGCGTGTCAGCTGACTGAAGGATGATAGGCTGGAATGCAGCAGCTTGCTGTGCATACGTACCAACTGCAGTAGCTGCAGCTAGCGTAGCACCATCAATGAAGTTGTCAGCATCAATGCCAGTAACACCGACATCAACAGTAACATCACCAGTGATAGCAGCAGTGACTTCATAACCTGCCGAAAGAACGACTGATTCAGCAGGGATGTCTAGAACTTCGATAACATCCGTAGCTGCAAGTGCACTGCCTTTAGTGGTAGCAGCCGTAGCAAAGTTAAGCGTGGCTTCAATCACATAAGGCATATTACGAAGGGAACGAGCAGGGTTAGTACCTGCTTGAATTCCGGGGGATACGTCAACGGTAGCCATTTAAAAATTCCTTTCAGATGAACTTAAATAAGATATAGCACGTTTTAATGTTTCAACATTATCATCGAAATTGCCAAGGGCTATATTGCATTTACTACAAAGCAGCCCTCTTACTTTACCTGTTTCATGACAGTGATCAATAAACATCTTTTCACGAGCAGTATTTTTGTTAGATTCAGAATCACAAATAGCACATCTGTAATTCTGTTTTTCTAGCATGGCATAGTAGTCATCTGCAGTTATGCCATAAGTTCTAACAATAAACGATTTCCATTTGATGTGCTCTCTACAAGGTCTACACTGACCCCTCATAGTAACGCCATTTTTGGCTTTAGAGTCACGCTCTAAATGAAATTGATCTGCTTGCTTAAACACCCCACATGAAGTGCAATGTCTGCCATTTTCATGTGGGTGTCCTTGGTAAAGTTTTAATGTGTCCATCAAAACATTATAACATAAAGCAATTAAGCTGCGTTATACTTGGCAGTTACAATTGCTTCGGGCCTCAAAATTTTTCTTCCGTACAAGTGCATACCACGTACAATGTCAGCAAAACTGTCAGGATCACGATAGCTTTCAGTCTTGGTGATTTGCTGTGCAGTAGCAACAGCAGCCTCATGACCTGCAACGATCACACCGTAGTTGCTGTTCTGGTTAGCAGTACCTGTAGTGCCAGGACCAGTACCGATCTTGGGAAGGTTGTTAGAAACATAAACACGGAAGCCATGCAAATTGTTAATAACAAGACCATTCTGAAGACCTGAACCGCCAAAGTCACTGTTGAGCAAGCGGCTATCTTCGTCCTTAAGCAACTCAATAAAGACGGGATCGACAACCAACCAACGACCAGTGGTATCAACAAACTGCTGATCCAACAAACGACCCATACGTGCAATGACCATCAAAGGTGATGCAGTTGCAGTGGGGAGAGCAGTTGCGCCAGGAAGACGAGCAGCAAGAGGAATCGAATGATCACCTGCAGATGCCGTGGTAATGTTACCAAAGCTATCTTTACGGAGCTTCATCGTGGTAAGGAGTTCATCCGAACCTGCAGTAGCAACAGC